CTATTGAGCACGCTTATACTGCCAAAGGAAAAGCGCCCATTCACCAAAATCTACCCGATTCGCATAAAGTAAATAGGAGCGAAATGTCTCGTCTGAGATTGATTTGTCGCGTGTCATCGCTGCCCACATACGCAGCCCTTTAGCCAGGTAAGCCACACAATTGTTATATACCATCCCTTGCGTATTCCACGGCACGTCATGGGGCTGACATTCGGTTGCTTGGTAGTCTATGTGGTCGATAAAACCATTCTTACCTAAATAAAAGAAATCCCGTCCATTAACGAGCACATCATATTTATCCTCTCTAAAACCAGACGGCTGTAGCGGCGTGACCTTAACGGGGACTCGATCCAGTCGGCATGTGACATTTTCCCGGTTGATAATATCGAGCAACTTCTTAACCACTTGATCGCCGCCCGGTGCTTGCAGGTAGCATCTTTGGCGGGGTATTGAGGCTATGCGCGCCTCTTCCCTCTCTTGTTTTGCAATATCCTCTCTCTTTGTTCGCTCCCAATCTTCCTGCATTTTTCTGTTTTTTTCTGCCATCGTGGTATTCCATTTTCTGGCTTGTTCAATTTTTTGATTGGAAATACTCGATGAACAGCCAGCAATAAAAAACGGTAGTAATGCTGCCAGTAGTGCCACGTTCCATCGCATAAATTTACCTCTCATAATCAGATGTTCAGGAATGATATCGGCATTTATGGCAGAGTCTGTACTGTTTGTGTCCGCTGGTGGCATCAAACCACCAGCAGCCATTTTCCGGTATGTAACGCTCGTAGCGTTAACATTTGCATACATTGTATGGGATGAGCTTACTTTTATGGACGCGGATCCAATCCGTTGATCTGTTCCGACTACCCCAGAGCCAGCCAGTAGAAAACTCCTAACAAAGCAAAACGCCAGTATTCACGCAGTTTTTCGGCAATATCGGCAAATTGATTTCAATTGGCGGGCAATTTGATTTTCAATTTGAAGAATTGATTTTTGGCATAGCGGCCTTGTCCGACCGTCCAGCTTTCCGACCGTTTTTTGGTCGGACACTTTACACATTAATGGTCGGGCGCTTTACAGGTGTTCGACGCTATCACCGGGGTAAGATGTGCCTGGTAACTCACTGATAAAACGTAGTGCTAACGAACGGTCAGAATTGAGGAATGCGTTGCTCTGCGCCTGATATACTGCCGATAACCTATATAAATCTATATATGGACGCTTTACACGTTGGGGTGATTCTTGACGTTACCACGATAAGGTTTACGGCAAACCTTAGCATGTCTGTACCTCACAGCTTTACACTCGGTACAAAAACGTCAAGGCCTGTCAAGATTTCTGCCTTTCACCTGGCTGGTGGTTTATATTTTGTTGCCTTGCCGTAAGCACAGCGCTGATAACCCCTGAGGACTCCAATCAGCCTCATCATCAACATGCCACGCGACATAGAAAAGCTCTGCCCGCAAAAAAGTGATCGCCACATCCACGCATCCTTTATCGTAGAATTCGTGGCGTACACTACCGCCCATGTACAGAGCAATTACGGATTCCTGTTCGTCGTATTCGCTGCTATCAACGTCATAGCCCAATTCCTCAGCAGCAGCCACCAGGCGAGTTAAGCGATCGATATGACTATCCTCATCAGGCTTTTCGCCATCGTGTTGGCTCACCCAGTCAGCGGCCTGTTTCCATGTCATTTCCATCGTGCGATGCGGCCACGGCGAATCACTGGCCTGGTTTCCGCCGGCGCGTTTCTGTTCGGTCGCTGTAACATCGATTTTCGCGCCAGAAAGAACCACCTCACCCTTTTTCACCCAGTCATATACCGTCTGACGGCTTACGCCACAATGCCGTGCATATTCGGCTTTACTCATTAACATGGTCATATCTCCGCGTTCTGCTGGCGGCCGGCAGTCGTCCGGTATCAATCCGGCACCTTGTTTGATAAGGGATTATCGCGGCCCCTGTGTGCTGCCTGAACCTGTTTCCACTCCATCATGAACGTGATCGCCAAATTCGATTTCCCCCACTGATAGGCCGCCAGCGGTGACCTCAGTTCGACCGTTTAATGTCGTTTTGCCGCTGTGTGTCACGCCATCTGGCGAAACCGTCAACGAAACGCCGCCACATGTCAGGACTATCCCGCTATCCGTCAGGTGGATACGCACCGAACCGTCGCGGTTGCTCATGCCCATACCGGACGTGGGCAGATCGGGAATCGCGGTTTTCAGTGATCGATAACCAGGGGAGAAAAAGGCATCATCAGCGGAGAAGTGGCGTTCATCAGTTGGCGCCACAATGCCGCCCTGATCGATCCACGCATCGATAGACTGTTTCGCGAAATGAACAAGCCCTTCCGTTCCCGCCGGCAGTTCATGGAACATTACCCAATCAGCCGTACCGGAAAAGCGCACAGGCACGTTGATAATAATTGGCACATTGACATAGCGACCGCCTAACTTGCGCTGGATACCACACTGTACTTGTGCGCGTTGCTTCACCGAGTTGTAGGCCATGATATGACCGGGGATTGTGGTCATTACATCCCGGATTGCGGAGGTTTTCACCGCCTCCATAGCGCGGTATAGCGGGTTTTCCTGTGAATTACTCATTGCCATGGTTGTGTCACCTTGTTGCTGCGTATATAAGCGGTAATCGTGGTTGTCCAGTCATCGCGCCAGAAGTTACCGATGTGATCGACACTTTTCACCACCAGCCGGCTTTTGTTTCGGAATGCTTGTGAATATTCCTGCATATTGACGTGGTACATATCACTAAAGCCCAATTGTTCATGCTCGGAGTACACCAGGATGACATCGCCGGGGCTAATGACATGATCCAATCTGACATCGACCTCGACATAATCCATATAGATACGCGGTATACCTTCCATGCCGTGGTTTATGTCGATCACTCTCGGCTTGCCGCTTTTTTCTGCGCCATTACGGATGATGGCTACGCCGTCCGTTTTCAGCCACCAGTCAAAGTCGTAAATACGTTTCAGGGCATTCATTGCGTCCTTGGTCATTGCCATCAGCGTTTTACCCTGAATAGCAGGAGGCAAATCAGAGAAATCGCCGATGATGTCCATTGGCAGGCCAAAGGTGGCAGCGGTGTCCCGGATAATCTCAATCGCTGGCGTATTCTCCCCCCATGTTTGTGTCACAAAGGCGCTGGACATTTTTTTACCATCACAAAAGCAGTAAAGCGTCAGGCTGGTGGCCACGCCGTCGCGTTGTGTTGAGCGGTTAAATATCTGCCCCCGATAAATCAGCCCGCAATTGCCCTGATAACCGGCTTTAATCTCTACCGTGTCGTATTTATAAAAAATATCCCGCCGCGTGTCTTTCGATGTGCCATAGATCGTGATTTTTGCCTTGCCGGTCATGTTGCCCGGCGTATGGGACACGTTAAAAACAACCTGCATCGGTGGGGCGAAAGTAAGGGTTCCCCTGCCGCTGCTGCTTGAGATGGTGATCAGGTAATCCCGACCAAACCGCTTTGAGTTATCGGCCATCATCTTTTGTCAGCTCCACATATTCACGCGACTGCTCATCCATCACTCGACGAACGGCGCGTTCGGTTTCTTCTACGCCTGCTACGCCGCTAATGGTGATCTGGTTGGAAATCGTTACCGGACGCGATGAGCGGGAATTGCTGCCATATTCGCCCTCGTCATCGTAATAGCTGCCGCGTGGGTGGGGGTATGATGGCCGCGTGTTATAGGGCGCCATCAGTTCATTAAACGTAGGGCTGGTGGGCATGTGACCTGTCACCTTACCGATGTATTTCCTCGTTTCCGTTGGTAGGGCGTTCATGCCGTACTCGTCCACGTTCCCCATGCCCCAGTTATACGACGCCAGCGCTTTGGGCAGATTGCCGTTGTGCCTGTCCATCAACTGGCGCATATAGCGTGCGGCCGCATCAGCGGATTTCTCCAGATTGAAAACATCAGAGCCGTACAGCCCCATATCTTTGGCTGTGCCGGGCATAAACTGGAATGGCCCCAGGGCACCTTTTGGGGATATCAGATTTTTGCCACCCGATGATTCAGTTTGGTAAAGCCCATTGAGTACGCCGGGCGGTAAGCCGTACTTGCCTTCTAAGGAGGAAAACAGTGATTGCTCACCGCTGCGTGGCATCGCTGCGCTGGAAGCGGGTTTATCGTAAGGGGAAATCCAGCGGCCATTTTCATAATGGCCTTTGCCATTGCCGAGTAGTGCCTGTCCGAAATCGCCCCAGCCCTGCGCCGTGCGGATATTCTGGAAGTATTCAGATTCGCCAAAAATGCCGTTCAGCGCACCATCAATAAAGGGTTCGGAAGTCACTGCCGCCGCAACGGGCAAGCCCAGTTTGTGCAAGCCCGGAATACCCAGCGCCTTAGTTGTCTTTGCCGCCGCCAGAACAGCCACGCCCGCCGCGATACCCTTGATATAGGGCAGGCTTTCACGGATAGAAGAAACAATATCGGTTTTGTTCGCCAGCAGCCATTCATCGGTTTTCTGAATAAGTCTGGTGATTTCCGGCGTCAGTAGCGCACCAATCGAGTTATTCAGATCCATCATGTTGGTGGCAAGGTCAGTGACCGCCGTCCGGTATTCGGTACCGATTTTTACGTCATCGTCACTAACGCCATTACTGCGCTTGTTGAATTCAGCAAAGTATCGATCAATGCCCGCACGCCCCATGCGAAAGAGCTTTTCATCATCTTCATTGATGTTCATCCCTGCCCGGAAGTTTTGCAGGCCATCAAAGCCGGACGCCGCCGCCTGGTTATAGTAATCGGCCATCGTCTTGATCACTTCCACGCTGTCCTTGCCTTGCAGGTCATGAGGGTTAACGCCTGCATTATTCATAAAGGCTTTATCGCTGAATGTGCCATAGGTGGCGGTGAGCGCCCATGAGTTGGCCTTATCGATAAGGCTGTTGGCGCTGGTGCGTTTCCCCCCGGCTTGCTCCATCGCATAACCCAGCCGCAGCACATCGTTACGGGCAATGTTGGCGTGCTTACTGAATGCCTCTAAGTCCGTCACCATGCGGGAAAAGCCTGCCGTCATCGCATTCAGGCCAGTGATACCCCCGGCAGCAGAGAACAGCAGCAGGGCAGTATCCTTGACGCCCTTTAGGGCATCGTTGGCTTCCTTGAAAGATTTTTGATCGACATCCAGCCCCAGCGATACCAGTAGCGAATCAATGGTTTCAGCCATGTGCTACCTCGATATCTTTTAGCGCCTTATCCATCAGGCTACGTGCAATCACATGGATAGTGGGCGCAACACCCAGCGGTGACTTGCTGCGCTCCTGCTCCTGAAGACGGCGAATTGCGCCTACCTGCTCTTTACTGAGTAATACCGGTACCACTTTCCCGCGTGCGGTCATACAACACCCCATACATGATATTATACAGTGTTGATTATTGCATAAATTAAAATGATATCAATTAACGTTGCAATAAATGGGATATTAAGGCGTAAAAAAACCGGATTGCTCCGGTTAATCGAACGCCTGCAAAATTTGCAGGGGGTTGCCTCCAAATGCCTACCCATCCAACCCGCCGCCCAGCAGATTGAGATACACCGCATCGTTATCCCCGCCACAGTCCTGGTGCCGGTCATTTTTCAGAAACCATTTCAGCACGGCAAGCGCTTCTTGCCGGTGGATCGGGCTGATAGTGGATAGTTTGCCATCCAGCCAATCTTCCCGGTCACAGACACATTGATCATGTTCATAAAATGTATCCCCCAACTCTTTGCTGGCGGCGCTGCGCATCGCATAGAGCCAGCGCCAGAATTCAAATTCGCGCACCACATCAGAAAGCGTATGTGGCTCAGGCAGAACGTCACAAAAGCCCTGATGCGCGGCTGAACGGGCATCTTGCACTTCGACGGATCGCAGTCCTTCCAATTCGCCGCTCTCGATCTCGTCCGGCGTCATGCCGTAGTTCTCATCCACCAGCAAGCCGGATTGTTCAATCAGGTGCTCCGGCTCGGTTGGCTCCATCGCAGCTTCATAGCCTCCGTAATACGCCCGTACCTGGCTGGCGGTATCAATCGCTTTCCTCGCGTTCTCAATACAGCGCTGAGGATTGTCCATCCCGATGGTACTGAACGCCGCAATAAACAATTCTTGCCCCTGCGACACCATCCAGTTGCGGTAGCGATTTTCGGCCTCCGGCGGGGTGATGGTGAGTTTTTGCAGAGCGATTTCCGCCGCCGGCAGGTGGGCAGGTTCATTCAGCTTGATAACCTCCAGTACCCACAGATACGCATCAGTCTGGCGATGACCGGTAATTACCCGCTGCGGGGGTAACGGTTTAACGGTCGCCAGTTCGGTACTGTAGCGCGGCGCAGGGATGGAGAACATCGCCCTATGCGCCGGATTGTCCGCAAACAATCCGCTTCGCTGGCAGACACTGCGCACGGTCGGGTGCTTCATGCCCATATGCGTGGCTATCGTGCGGTAGCCCATCCCGCCACGTTTAAGGCGGATAATCTCGGCTTTCTGTTCTGGCGTCAGTCGCATTTTGCATCCTCTGTACGCAGGGCTTTTTTCTGCTTGCGCTGTGCTCTGGCACGCTCCTGCTGTTCGGCGGTAACGTCGCCCTGAGGATTGCCGTTCAGGTCGTAGCGTTGTCCACCAGCCGCCAGCGCTTTGATATAAGCAGAACGATGGACATACAGCCCCAGGGAAAAACGCAGCGAACCCGCGCCGGATAATTGGCGACGTTCGATATCAGCCGCCATCGCCTTATCGATCCCGATAGCCAGCGGGCGGGGATTTTCCAGATTGAACGCATCCGGCCAGAGTGAAACTAGCCGTTCGAGTTTTTTCCGGTTCTTACGGTTTTGCTTATTGCTTGTTTTTTCCGTCGCCCGTGAGGTGTCGGCTGTGACATGTCCCGACGTCGTCGCCGTGCTCACGGTGGCGCGTTTCAGACGTAATACCGTGCGTGTGTTCTCGGTCATCATGGCGTTCCTCAAAATGGCGCGTCATCGCTAAAATCGGGTGCGTTGTGGCTATTACCTTGTGCGCTCTGTTCGTGTGCGCGACGCAATGCGTCAGTGGGTTGGCCTGCGGCACCCTTGCGGCCTCCGGGTCGTACCGTTCGGGCGCTCACTACACTGTCAGCAATCACCTGGTAGCCGGTTTGTACGTTACCGTGGCCGTCTGTCCATTGGGTGATTTGCATGTTGCCCGATACGCTCATCATGTCGCCTTTCTGGTGTTTCGCCAGCGCGTCCGCCTGTTTGCCAAAGGCCGTCACCGCCAGCCAGAAAGTAGCTTCGCCGTTCTCTGCCTTCTGACAGGGCAACGGTACCGCCATACGGGTGAAACTCATGGTGTTACCGTTGCTGGTGGTGCGGCTCTGTACATCCACCACCAGACGGCCATAAGCGGAAATTTGTGCTGTCATGGTTGTTTTACTCCCCTCAGCCGTTTATCGCTGTTGGTTCAAAATGCCCCTTTGTTGGTTCAGTGTCGGTTCAAAATGGAAAATATTTTCCTTACATAACAAGCATCTTTACACATTGAACCAACTGAACTGACTGAACCAACACACTTTCTACGTATGTGAGTAAATCCTATTCTGGCTGGCCGTCCTCCGGGCGATACTGAAGCACATAGACATTTATCTGCCGCCCATCGATACGCGGAGACTTGCGCTGATAGCCGCGCCCGCTGGTGGGCGGGGTCAACATCCCCGCACTGCGCAGGATTTCGGCAAACTGCTTGGCGTTAAACCCTTTGGCGATTTCGCCTTCAAAGGTGGCGGGGAAGGTGTAGAAAATCATCGGGGCTTCGTCATGCTTCCCTCTGTCGCGGTATCCGGCCAAATCCCGAATAGGCAGGCTGGCGGGATCATAAGGCAACGGCGCAAACCGGCTTAGCCCACACGCATTAAGAAACGCCTCGCACTGCTCGATAATCTGCTGGTGCTCTTTGTTGCCGGTACCGAATTCACGTACCCAGGCATTAAAGCTGTGCTGTATCGCGTCCCGGCTCGTTTGCTCATCCCAGCCAGTGATAACCTTGCCCAGCGAAAGCGCCGCCTCCATCACGGCAAAGCGCCCGGCCACGCGGTGAACCTGTTCGCCATAATCAGCGGGGATCAGCCCACGCCATCGCATTTCGGCGGCTCTCACGGCCTCGATAGCCTGTTGCTGGTGGTCGGCAAGGTACTTAATCCATTCCCGCCCGGCGGCGCCGTAGTGCTGCTGATAAGCGTCTTTCAGCGCATCGGCATGCTGTTTGCCGTTGCTGTGCTCATGAAAGCATATCGCTTTGCTTAACGGGATATTCAGCAGGCGCACCAGTTGGCCGGCTTTGGTCTTTCTGCCCACACTGGCGATGAAAGTTTCCAAATCCATTTCGCCGGTGCTGATCGCCACCGTGCGCCAGCGTTTTAAATCCCGGTTGCCTCCTTCTTTGGCCCCCTGTAGCTTGCCGACGCCATTAAACAGCGCATAGGCGGCTTGCGCCACGCTTACCGGTTCAGCGCCTTGCCCGACCTCATCCAGCGGCATCAGGCCGTCATTGTGGGCGGCGGCTTCGTTCGCCAGCCCCAGCGCGGTGCCGTACCACGTCAGACGCAATAAATCGGGGTTGCCGTACAGACTGGCGGAGACATTCGCCGCCGTGGTCTTGCCGGCGCTGGATTGCTCATAGAAATGGATACCGAACCCATCCGCACCGCTCAGGCCAATCAGGGGAGCGGCCAGCGCCGCCGCTATGCCGGTCATCATGGAGTAGTTGCCGTCTACCAGCCGCGCAATGCTGCTGCGCCAGCTTTCGGCTGTGCCTTTGACGGTGTACCCCGCCGCGGCAGAACTGCGACCGTTGAACAGTACCGGCTTGTCAGGATTCCCGATAACTTCACCGTCCGGCATGATGTAGGCGCCGCACTGCCAGCCCGTCGCATGGGCGATATGCCAAATCTCATGCATCGCGCTGCGCTGAATCCAGTCGGCCAGTATCGCCCTTAGGCTGTTTTTGGTGGTGACGTTCACGCCGCCGTTTTTCAGCGTTCGCCAGCCCTCGCGCTCACCGATATCAGCCAGGGGAATAGCCTGCGTGGTATCCGCGTTCGCGCCGATTGCCCGCCAGCGCATAATCAGGTACTGGTCTTTTTCATCCCGCCCAATGCCCACCACGTTCAGCGCGGAACATAGCCAGCTTTCGTTGTTGATCACCTCGCCACTGTCTTTATCCACTTTTGGGGTAAGCCAGAAAACGCCATCGCTACGGCTCTCTACACGCGGCCTTAACGGGTCGTCATGCGCAGGTTTACCGCCGTCTGATAGAGCATAGAGCGAATCGGCAAACGCTTGTTTCGCGGTGGTCAGTCCATGTTGCTGGCGGTAATCATCCCAGTCGGCCTTTTCGCTGGTGGGCGGCAGTGTTACCCAGCCGTTCACCTCACGGGCGGCTTTCTCGGCCCAGTCTTTCCCCGCGTTCGGCTTATCGGGGGAAATATCGTTATCCGCGGCAAGGATGATTTGCGCATTGGCATACAGGGTGTGCATCGTCTTTGCCACCGGCACCATATTGCCCGCGTCGATAGCGGCGATGGTCAGCGCATCCGGGCGTATCAGGTGAACACTTAACGCGGTTGCCAGCCCTTCGGCGATAATCACCGTGTCGTGCTGCGCGGGGGCGTTAACCGCATGATAGGCTCCGCGTTTGGTGGAATCCGTCACCAGTCGCTTGCTGCCATCGGGCTTTATAGTCTGTGCGGCTGTGGTAGTGCCGTTCGCGTCCTGTAACGCCAGTAGCAGGGTGCCATCAGACAGCAACGGATACGAAAAGCCGGTTAACCCTTTTCCGACCAGATACGCCGACTCTCCCGGCTGTGCCTGCGCGGTTAGTTTCGCCAGACGATCGGCAAAGCGTTGGGCTTTCACTCCAACGGAAGGAGAACGGGAATTATTTTCCGTTGGTAGTTGTCGGGTTTTGTCCTGGCCGGTGACCTGCTCCAGCGTTCGGGCATCCATACCCAATACCTCCGTAACCATTTGCGCGGCGTCCATTGCGGCGCATTGGCGAACGTTCATCACCAGCGCCAGCCCGTCACCGGCTTCCGGCTCGCAGTGTCGGCAATGCCATGTCCCGCGCCCTTTCAGATTATCGAACTGAAAGCGATCGGTACCGCCGCAGGCCGGGCAAGGGGTAAGCATTGTCGGATGACGGGGAACCTCGATCCCCAACTGAGAAAGCACATCAGGCCAGCGACCAGCAGCGGCGGCGGTCACGTTGCGGATAAAATCGATATTACGCATTCAATCGCCCTCAGTGCGCCGTGGGTGTCGGCGGAAACTCATTCATCTTGATTGCCTGTATCGTTCTGTCGTGTAAGGTCGCCATCACTCCGCGCCCGATATCGGTAAGTTCACCGGTTCTGAAGTCGATCATGGCGACGTAAAACGTCAACGCGTTGCGTATCCCCTCTTCGGTGCCGTAACACTCCATCAGCCCACCTTCCACAACACTGGCGATCGCGGAACGCTCCGACCAGGGATAAATAGGGATAGAGCCGTATTTTCCGCGATACAGCGTGGCGGCGACTTCACCACCTTTGCCGTCTGACACGGTGATATGGCCGTTAAGCTGCTCCTGGTCGAGCACAAATTTCACGGACACGAACCAGCGCCATAAAATCAGCTGCTGCCTGTCACTGGGCTTGAAATAACCATGAATAACGGCATCAGTCAGCGCCCTGAGAACCTGAATACCGGCCAGCCATTCGCTATCGTAAAAATCACTATCCAGACGGGAAACAGCTTCATCAAACATTATCAGCAATGCCTCACCACCTTGACTGGCAGCGCCTTGATGAATGATGCGTATCCCCTCTGGCAGCGCATCAACACGATGGGGGGCGGATTGCTCCGCCAGTGTGGGAAAGGGAAGGATCTTGTTCACTTTGTTTCTCCTGCTAGCGCCACATGCCAGCCCGCACGCTTTGCGAGATCGATAAAACCATCTACGGTTAATGCGATTTGGTCATCAGAAAGCGGCATATCACGCTCCACTTCCCCGTTCTTCACATACACCAGCACACGGCCAGTGAAATCAGGGGCGACATTTAATGTCGCAGTAATGGTTGGGGTCTGGTTAGGCATCGCAACCCCCTTTAGAAACCTCACTGGCGTAATCATGGGCGATGTCGCTTAACTCAATACCCACGCTACGGTGGCGTTCTGTGTTCATCAGGAACATGCCCGCGTTCAACAATCCGGCAATATTGGTGATCGCATCCTCGGCATTCATCGCCATGCCTTTGAACGGGTTAGCGGCTGCGTTTTGCGCATTATTAGGCATGGGACACCTCCGCTTGTGCTGGTTCTTCCTGGCTGGTGCGGTACAGCTGATCGATACGCTCTTGCAGGACAAACAGCAGGATTTCACGCGCCTGTGGCTCATCGGTATTAACAGCGGCGTAGGCCAGCGCACGGCATTGGTCGATAATTTCTTCGAGCGCTAACGGGGTGTTATCGAACATAGCGCACCTCCTGAACGGGCAGGCGACCAGCGAAAAAGCAGACATAATCACGAACCAACACGCGGCGGGCTTCACGCTCAGAAACAGCAGGGATATGGTGGATAACAGGGGTGATCGTCGCACCGTCACGACGAACGGCGGCAATAAGCCAAACAAATTGCGGTTTTTGGGTAGGGGTAGTAGCCGACATGTATCAGCCTCCAGTAGATAGCGGGTAACGCTACCACCGGAAACGCCAATTTCGCTGGTGGTAGCCCAGACGGGGTTGGCGTAACCGGCTCTACTGGATACCGGCGAACCTTGCGGTTCCCCCGCCTGAGCCACCATTACTCTTGAAAGGCGTCGGATTATATACCAACGCCCAGAAAAAGGGTGTGTCAGGCTAACGGCACAAAAAAAGACGCTTGGCGCGTCATGTGTCGCCAGTAGAATGCTCAGGACGCCAATCCCGACACCAGATTTTGCTGGTGCCATATGACCATAGCCCATGTTCGCAGCAAACGGCAAGCGGTTTTTGCGTACAGTGTGCGCAGTGTTGATGATATGAAGGTAATTAATCATGAGCGTTACCTCCCGCCAGTGGTAAGGCTGGTTGATACTCACGCCATAATTGTTCTTCTTCCGTGCTTAAGTGCCGTTTCTGCTGTTTGCAGGCTTGCAGATCGCGGCCTTTCTTACTGGCTTGCTTTAGATAGGATTGCTTACGGCGCGTGAAGTCATGCAGGAATGCCCACGGCACACCGTCAGAGCCGGTTTTACGAATGGACGGTATAACCTCACGGAATACCCAAGTACTAACGCGATGGGCGAGCGTGCCGGGTGTGGTGGCTTTCCGACTGCGGGCAATCAGTTTGTAGAAGCCGGACTCGGAAACAGCCCCGTGGTTAGGGTTGCCTCGAATACCGTAGGTTAAAGCTACAGTATTCTTTTCATCAGGGTCTAACGCTGTCAAAGCATCCCGTGAGTTGACTACCTCCAGTGCGTCGCAAACATCTTTTGCAATAAACCACGGCTCACCATGAATGTTCACGATCCGCACCTTCATACCCTCAAAATTGATAACAGAAATATCCTGTTCACTGGTTTTGAAAATATCGCTCTGGCTGTTTTCAGGGTGAGCGAATCCCTGACCGTTAAGGTCATTATTTTTTGATGTCATTATCAGGCTCCGTTAGCTGGCGGCGTAATCCGGGTATAGGCTCAGGATATGGTTAATTTCCTGCTGGGTAAGTGGCTGGTGTCCGTTCGTCACCGCGCAAGCGTTCACCAGGGTAATAACTTGCTGAACATCAGCGCGTTTTGTGAAGCGATAGCGATAATGGCTACCGATACCATCCGTATTAGGCTCATCAATACGTTCAAATTGAATATTAAGGCGGCGCTCAAGATCAGTAAGATAATTTCGGCCAGATGATAAACGACACTGGCGCAGAATTTCATTCTCGGTAATACCAGCATCACCGGAATAAAGGATCATCAGCCTCGCCTTATGCTTCTTGGGGACTGGTCTTATCCGCTCTGGCTGGCTATCATATCCACCAGCAATATTAGTTTGCGCAGCAGGTTTTATTTGTTCAAGTTGACGCTCGGTAGCACGGGCGTTTTTCATTTCATCCATTCGCCACCTCACGCACACTGCCGAACCGACGCCAGATAGTCATCTAAATCCGATTTCAGATAGATCGTTTTCTTGCGACCGACTTTATAGAAGGGAATTTTTACACGCCCAGAACTATGCCAGTTCGCCAACGTTCTCGGACTCACGCCAATATAATCGGCGGCTTCTGGTCGGGTAAATTTAGTGGTTTTTGTTTCAATAACATTCATAACGCTTCACCGTGTCAGTTAGGTAACAACGGTGAAACTATGGGCGTTACTCGGTGTGTTAGGTAGCCCAGCATCCGGCTATTGGGTAAGCAATAACCGGCTATTACTCATAGCTACGATAATATTAAGTTAAAACTTGTGTATTTTTTCGGTTGGGGGGGTTGGATTTTTTCTTTCTTTATCCAATTATCGATACTTTTAATGCTCACCTTACCGTCAAAATGATCCCGTAACTTTTCACACATACGTTTTTTGCTAGCTCCGGGATGTTTTTCCCACGTTAACTTAGCTATACGTAGCGCCTCTTCTCGGTAATAAGGTTTACGGGGCTTAGACGATATCGTTTTTTGCCTCGATGACTTAATAACCTCTTCAATGCCACTCAGTTTCACATGATCTGATTGGTTATCAATTAATTTCTGATACGCCTGAATAAGTAGTTTATTACTCAATTCATCGTGCCCATAAAGGTGAAGCACACATGCTGCTTTAAAAATTTCATTAGCGTCCGGGCATACCGAGTTAATTTTTTCATACTCAAATACAAACCGACCATCTAACATACATTCAAGTGCTCTTTCCTTAGATAATGGCTCGCGCGTGATGTTGCTTACAAAGGTAAACTCATGAGATTTGGCCCTTTCTTCTGCTCTATTCTTCGTGTTGTTATCAAAATCAACCCAGTAGCAACAAGCATCAATAAATTCATATGTGGTTGAAGTTAACTGACGTTCTGAATAAGTTTTCAT